AAATGCCCAGAAGTAATAATAAGTTCTGGACTTCTTTTGTCTTGGGTACTTCATAATACTAATTTTTTAGTAGGAGATTGGATGACTGAGAACATACTTTGGTATTGTTCTTCAATCTGGTCTTGCGTATCTGCAATATACACAATATACTTTTTAGTAATTTCAAGTTCCTCATCTTTACCTTTAAGAAGAGGAGACCAAGGAGCAAATCCCATCTGACCATTACCAGCAGGAACAGCAACAATAGGATTGCAGATGACTACGGAGTCATCTTTTTCCTCGATCAGGTCTGCAACGACATCTTCGCCAGACCACATACGCATCAGTTTAACATTCATTTGAATTCACACTCCACCATTAGTTCAGTAAGACAAGCAAGCATATTTATCTCCTGGTCTGCTACGAACGCTCCCTGATACTGATACTTAGCGAGAACAAGGACAGCAGCAGGAATAGAACCAGGAACCAAGGTTTCGTAGCAAGCGTCATAAATGCGACGGAGAAGTACAGTAGTATCATTATCCAGATTACTGACGATCCACTTACGTACTTCAGGGAAGTTTTTATCCTTGAGATTTTTAACAAGTTCATTTACAGCAACATCAGAAAAAGTAGCGAGAATACCCGCATCAATTTTACCACTTACAGAGTACCGCTGAACTTCATTCAATACACGACGCCAATCAGGGAAGTGTTTGTTGATGAGTTCTACCAGGACCTTGTTATCATATTCAACACCTTCTGTATCCAAGATTTCTTGAAGTCGCTTGAAGAACTGGGCGGCAATGGACTGTCGGTCTTTTCCTTTAATTCCAAACTCGACAACGGAACATCGCGAGTGCAGGGGTTCAAGGATTTTATTTTTGTAGTTACAGGTGAAGATGAATCTGCAGTTGCCAGCAAACTCCTCAATAAATGCCCGTAAGCAGAGTTGTACATCATTGGATGTGTTATCTGCTTCATCAATGATGATGACTTTGTGTTTTGCAGTTGCCGTAAGCGAGACGGTCGAAGCGAAGTTTTTCGCATTGTTTCGGACAGTATCCAGGAATCGTCCTTCATCGGATCCGTTGATGACATAAACATCAGCTCCAAGTTCATTACAGAGTGCCTTTGCTACTGTAGTCTTGCCGATACCAGGAGGACCTGCAAGAAGCATGTTAGGAATCTCTCCTTTATCTAGGAAGTCTTGGAAGGTTTTTTTAGTATTGTTAGGAAGTATACACTCAGAGATCGTCTTAGGACGATACTTCTCAACCCAAATAAAATCACTCATACTCATTCACCAAGATTGTGGATCACGGGTTTTTCGTGAGCCAGTATACGATACAACTCAGCATCTTGTCCAGCAGAAACTGGAACAAACTCCTTTTCAGGATCAAACTCATCATCACGAATCGCTTGATTGATGACGATAGAACCCCTTTCTCCAGAGGTGCTACGGTGATAAGTTCCAATAGGAACAACTAATGCACCACTCTGACGATTGAGATGAACGATGTGATATGGAAACTTCCAATCTAGGTTGACAAGTTCAAACGTTCTCTCTCCTGAGAGGACACGATTATGGTCCACTTGATGATGGTGGATATAGAACTGCTTTGCACCGATGACATCGTTTGGTGGTGAAATTGCTGGTCCTTCATGAACCACAAGATCAGATGCATTTGAATCATCTACAGAAATGTCATAGAACACAACATCAGGTGTCTCACGAAAGACACGATGCTTTTTGTATTGAACCATCATAATTAATTAGTCAAGGGGTCTCTGAAAGATTTCAGAAACTAAATCAGTTGCTCCCATGGCTTCGTACATATAAGTTGCACCAGACCTGGGATTTGTATGTTGACCACAAGTAAAAACGTCACACACTGCCATTCCATTCTCTGGCCAGGTATGAATGGAGATGTGAGACTCAGCAAGTAGTGCCACGGCAGTAACTCCTTGGGGATCAAACTTGTGGGACTGAATACCAAGGAGAGTGCTCTCTGAGAGCGTGGCAGCGTTCACAAGAACATTACGAACATGTGCCTCATCATCTAAAAGTCCAAAAGGACAACCCTTCAGGGTAAAGAGAATGTGTCTCATCCGAATGTAGAATCAGGTTCCAGAGCAATAAAGTATGTAAGGTTGTACTTGGAGTTGGTAAACTTGGACAAGAGTTTAGATGAGACAATGACATCATAAGCACCAGGGATGATTTTGATGTTCTCAATCTTAAAGTTGAAGGTAAACTCTTTATCAGTTTCTCCAACAACAAACTCTTCTGCGTGAGAGGTATCGTTCTTCTTGTCACGGACAACCAGTTTAACAACACCAGCACCACCAACAACAGACAGGTCAGGAAGTTGCAGAACAGCAGCAGCTTTCAGAACTTGAGAGAGGGTATTGCTATCCAGTTGGAAGCAAACGTCCTGAGTCGGAAGACTGATTTCCTTTTCAGGAGGAGCGATAATAACAGCAGGGTCAGAATAGAAATACTTACCCCGACGATTGCCTTCACGGTAGGCAAGGTAACTTTCTTCTTTGAAATCCAGACCAGGATTGGTATAAGTGCTCAGAATGTTCAGAAGTTGATTCAGGTCATACAGAGCAACATCACGAGGGAACTCTTCATCAATCTCTGCTTCAGCGAGAATGTTCTTAGCAACAGAGATGGTACGGAGTTTAGTACCCTGCTTCACAAGAATAGAGTTGTTAATCCCAGCAAAATTCTTGAGGATAGTGAGGGTGTTATCAGACAGTTTCATAGATTCGCGTAGTTTCATCACTGAGGGTAAGTTTCACGTTGTGAGTTTTTGTCGTTGAAATGCATCAGAAGCACAGCATAATGCAGAATCTTCATGATGTCACGACGGGCGGTGCCTTTCTTATCATAGCGAGAGGCATACTTAAGAATGTTACTGCGACAGAAAGATTCACCGTCGCCACATGCTTCAATCAGATCCAGAGTTTGAATCTTGTCATCACCAGCAGAGTAGTGAGCGTTGTAGGTTCCAGAAATATAATCCTTTAGTTCTTGAAGAATAGTATCCTCACTGTATTTGTACCGTTTAGAATCTGTCATAGTATCATCAAAAAGAGTAATTGTATCAACTTTATTAGTCAAACAGGAATCGTTTTCAGAACTGTACATAGCATCGTATAGAAAGGACCAAGAGTTTCCCATATTATATCAGGACTGTGCCTCCTCGTCAATTGGCATCTCAAAGTCAGCATCAACCTTGTCATAAAGTTCAAGGAATGCTTGCTTAGTTTCATCATCAAAACGATTGACACAGACCTGAATTGCCTTTGCCTTATCTTCAAAGATACTGTATGCCTTCACAATGTGAACCAGACGGCGGGTACTGATAATTTCTTCAATACCACCATCGTAG